CCAGAGGAAAGAGCTGAACTTGTCCCTGAAGTAGCTGAATTTAGGCGTAATCAGCTTCGTCAACCGCAGGAAAGCTCCAATTTACTAGAAACACTGGGTATTGCAGCCCTGGGACTGGGTGGTTTGGTAGGTGCCGGCCTTGCTGGACGCCGTATGTTGCGTGGCGGAGGTACAAAACCGGTTTCGGCTGCCCCTGGGATACGTCTAGACGATATTCCAACTGATGCGGTGGAAACAATTCGTAAAACAGGTGTTCCAAATATTGTTGCAGCATCAAAGGTTGCGGCAATTCCTCAAGCAACCGTTGATTTAACAACAATCCAACAAACACAAAAACCTGCGATTACCGTTCAAGCAACCGAGGCATTAGATGGTGGTCTTGATCAAGCAATTACTAATCTGTCTGTTGTTCCTGAACAAAGACAAGTCAATGGTTTCAAAGCTTTCAGCCAAGATGTTGATCGCATCATTCGTGAAGCACAATTACAAGAGATAACTAATAAATTTCCTACGGAAGTTGCAAATGTTGCGCGTGTTCGCCAACAAGCTGTTTCTGGTAATCCATGGGAGCTTGAAGAACTTCTTGAAGAAGGTGGCCGTCAAGCACAAGAGTTTTATGGTGCACGTTATGAACGGGGTGGACGTACTATCGCCGATTTAACCGGTGAGTTAGAGGTATCTCCTGCTCTTGGTAAACAATTACGTAAATCAGGTATTAACGTACGTGGCGGGCGTGGTGTCCAGTTAAGTCAATTTTCCGACACACCTGCCCGTGAAGGAATTGGCGTTAATCGTTTTACTCCTAACGAGCTGCTTGAGCGTGCAATGGCAGCCGCATCTTATCCACGTGAAATTCGCGAACAAGTATTAAATCCCAATGTACCAAGAGAAGAGATTATTGATTTTCTCGGTGGGACATCTAAAGTTCGTGGCGGAGCTGTCAGCATGAATCCGTCCATGGAAATTGCTGGTGGCGCACGTGCCTCAATGCCTGGCGCTCCAATGGAAGAGATTGAAACCGCAGGCGTTGGTGGTAGAGGTTTAACTTATGCAGATACAACAAACCTAAAACAATTACAACAAAAAGAAAAACTTGAGCAGGCAGGTGTTACATACGATCCCAACACTGGTAATTACTATCAGGAAGTCGATGTTCCCGAAGTTGATCCAACAGAATATATGACTAGAGGTCCCCAGATGGGGACTGATTACGGAGATACGGAAGGTGTTGGCAATTTACTGATTGAAACCGAATCTTTTAGAGAGCGTACCAATCAGGGCACCACACAAATTCCTGGTTTTACTCAGGAAATGTCAGGTTTACGCGGTGGATCTGAGCGTCAGGAGCGTTCTGCTGACGTAGTTATTCCTTTGCGACGTACTGCAGAAGGACAACAAACTACTGGTCTTCAAGTTGTTGCAAACCCAGATCTACCTTTTGGGCGTCAATTACGTACTCAAGATGCAGGCTACCGTCAAGGTGGTCGCGTTACCTCAGAAGATCTTAGTGCACAAGGTACAAGACTCCCTGGTGGCTTTGAAACAGCACAAGCAAATGTTTCTGATTTGATTGAAACGCTTCCTTTAACTGAATGGCGTCAAAGTGGTGGTGTTATTAGGGGTGACGATGGCAAACTGTATTCTGCTGTCGGTTTAGAAGTTGTTGGTGAACAACCCTTAGTTGGATTTAAACGTTCTCCTGTAGTGCAAGTCGATCCAGTTACGGGACAAGAACGTCGTGTTGGCTTTACGACACCAGAGAATGCACCTCTTTCCCCTGTAGTACTTTCTCGGCAAACTTTACAGCAAGTTGCAGAGGACGCAAAGAATGCTTACTTTAATAATCCCTCTGCAAAACTACGTTATTTACAAGAGCGTAATCCAAAGGCTTTAGAACTTGGAAGAGCACAAGGTAAAACACTTTCTGAGATTGGTGAGCCTTACGACTATCAAGGTTTTATTACACAACAAATTGATAAATACTTGATGGAAAATGAGGGAATTGATCTTCCTGTTTTAAAACCTGATATCGATGAGGTGACTGGTGAGCAAAGACTGAACAAAGAAGGTAGTACTTTTGCTATGAATCTTCTCAAAACAGAGAAGAGCACTCCTGTTTTTGGTGAAGCATTCTTAATCGATCCGAATACTGGTCAGCGAGTTCCAATGCGGAATGAGCAAGGCAAGATCATGACCAATAGAGGTGGTTATGTCATTTATCAAACCACAGGTAAAAAAGTGCCAGTTCCTGGTAAATACGATATTACTGGTGGTGGTGGCATTGATCCAATGACCATCTCTGATGATTATGACGAAGGTAATGTTGCGTACTATACCCCACGTATTGATACTGCAGCTCAACGCAAGGTAATGCAACAGGGTCAACGCCTGAGCGTTCCAGCAGAAGAGATGCTTGGTATCAGCAGTACACCTACTGGAGCACAGCTGTCGTCGTTACGAGAACAGATGTCAACACCACAAACAGGTGTTGGTATGCGTAATGTGCCAGTAATCAATCCACTGACGGGGCAACGCATTGGTACTGAGCGTGTCTCCACAATGAACATCGGTTCTTTTGCACGCACGCAAAATCCATACACTGGTCCTGCAGCACCAGTAATGGGTCCTGCATCCCGAGTCCTCTCTGGCAATTATCAGTACACACCGCAACAACTGGCTGTAAATCTTGAACCAACTTCAACGCGTCAACAACAAGAACGCAATCAATTTGCTTTAGCGGCAAATCTTACTCCTGGTGGACGCGTTAAAACAGGTGCTTTAAATCTCAGTGGTAATCTTGGTATCATCAATGCCGGTATTGGTGCTTTAACTGAATCACAAACAGTACAACGTTATGGCTTAACCGGCGGACAATTACAGCAATTTGGAAGACAACTAATGGACCAAGCAGCACAGCGCCGTAATCTTCCCTCTGGACCAACCAGTGTTTCTGCTGCGCCTCAGACTCCTTCTACCGGTGGGTCTAGGCAGCCAGTAATTCCGGGTATCTTAGAAGGTGCACCCATGGTTGAACGTGGTTACGTTTCCAACCCTGCCTTAGATTTTTATACACGTTCTTTAGAAAATGAAGCAGCGAAACTTACAGCTGCACAACCACAAGAACGCCTTGTTCGTAGGCAAGGTAGAATGGTTCCACTGAGTCAGGTTACGAAACCAGTTCAACGTAACGTATTCTTCCAAAACGGTTAATCATGGCTGAAAAGAAAAAGAAAGACAAGAAATGGATTCAAGGTATGGAGATGAAGGAAGGTGCCTTCACCGCCAAAGCCAAACGTAAAGGAATTACTTCTGCTCAATTGCAGGAAAACGTCTTATCTAATCCTGATAAGTATGACGAAAAAACCGTTAAACAAGCACGGCTTCGTCAAACCTTGGTAGGATTGCATAAGAAGAAAAAGTCTAAAGATTAATGGCTAAAGATGCACGCCTGGATCTAGGCCGTTACATTGATTACACTAAAGAGCCCTTTGTAAAAAAGAAACAACTCAATTTTGACGAGTTGTTTCAATCTAAAGCGTCAGCAGGTCAATATCCCTGGAATCCTTCACGTTTTACGCAATCAGATTTATTGCGTAAAATGATGACGCGCAAATTGTCTTTGAACCCAGGACTTAATTTTATTGGCGAAACAGCAGAGCAATATCAAGTATTTGCTGGTATGCCAAATTTTGATCGTACTGCTGATTATGACTTTAAAAATGGCCGAGCGTTGACTTCGCAACGTCCAGAAATTCAACCAGGATTTAATGAACTATGGCCAGAAACATATCGACTTAGCCCAACAATTCCAGCCGATAAAAAAATTAAAAATCCTATGCCACGGATGACGGATCCAGATCCTCGTGGTTTTCTTATGGCTGCCGCAACACGGCAGGCAGATTCCGAAGTTGAGGGCAAAACTTCGGTGTCTGAATTACTATCTAAAAAAACAGGCAGTCTTGGCGCACCAGCTGGTTCTTCTATCGCGAAACGTCAAGAAGAAGATGAGGCATAATAACCTCTTGTACAATTGAGTTAAGTTGAAATCAATACAGTGAAATTAGCTGGGTTAGGCAAGTTTTTCTCTGCAAATAAAGATATTGCTACTAATGTGGGCACCGGTAGCGTACTAGCTGGTGCTTTTGGTGCGCTTGCTGGTGGACCTGGCGTCGGACTTGGCTCTGCATTGATCGATTTTGGTGTTACATATCCATTAACTGCATTGGCTCGAAAAATTCGACCGCCCAAACCATCCACTACTAACTTTATTCGTACACCAGCTGGAACGTATGAACCAGCTCCTGAATACTCTAAGGCTGAGGCAGTAGCAAACTTAGGTGGTTCTGTTTTGTCCGCCGGTTTATCGGCAGGTTTAATGCCGGGAATGCCGATTGAGTCAACAGTCGCCTCTCAAGATCAAACGTTGTATCACGAGATGTTGCAACGTCAACAAATTAATAACCTACAAGTACCACAAGCAGTTGCTCCTGGGACTCAATTCCAGATGGCTGGTATTGAGTTTTTAAATCAATATATCAATCCATCAGCTCAAACTCAATACTCATTACCTATTCCTGCCAGGGTTCAACAGGCATTAGATCAAACAGGCATGAGGTTGATGTAATGGCTTTTCTCCAGGATTTTGTTAAAGGTTTTAAAACTACAGAACAACGACAGAAGAAGTACGACACTAAAACTCTTTCTGTTGGAGATCCAGGTTTTAAAAAGGGTATTGCCCAAGAAGGCATCACGATGCGTGAAACGCCTGTCCAGTTTCTTGGAGCATATTCTGCACGTGTTCTAACTGATTTAACAAATGATGGAACTCGTACGCTTTGGTGGCGTGCTAACCATCCAAATGCTATTGCTGATATCGCGGCAAGTGCAGCATTAGGTAGAGAAACAGCAGCAAAATTGGGACCTTTAAAAACTGGTTTAGTCATGACAGCAGCTTTGGCGCCTGCTGCTGCAGTCTCTGGTGCATATGACTTATTAAATATTGGAGAAGTTGGCAGGTCTAAGGGATTTGCTCAAACATATGCAGCAGAGGGATCAGAAGATCGCCGTGAAACTGAACAACCAGTACAAGAAGCATTTGAACGCTTTTTCTTGGGACGCACAGGTAAACCGCTTGCGTACGAAGAAGCTAAAAAGGATATTCCTGATTTAACACCAGAACGTTACGGTAATTTCTTGCGTAGTTATTATCAAGACCGTGGATTCCTAGGTGTATTGAAGGCTACACCAGAGAATTTGCAAGGTGTTCCAGAGGCTCGTTTACTTGGCTATCCCGTAACAATCCCTTCTGCACTTGGTGTGGCAGGTGGTGCAGCGGCATTAGGAATTGCTGCACGTACCACTAAACAACCAAGAGCATCACGTCTAGGACTGGCAGGACTTGCTGGTTCACTTGGTGGGATTTTGACGGGTAATGTTATTAATGAAGTGATTGCTGCAGGTAATCGCCCCAAGTTACCAACAACTGCTGAATACGAAGTGTTGACTACTGATAGAATCTAAAATATAAAAGCGTTTTAATAATGGCATATCCAGATCCTTGGTCTACGCCAGTCCAACCATTATCTAGCCCTTTATATACTAATCCAACTGCAGGTGCAAATGCTCTTGCTGAACAGACTTTAGTTCAACAGCTTAAAAAACAAGCGGCTGCTGGCAATGAATTTGCAAAAGCCAAACTTGCTAAGCTCGGTGAGACTGCATCTTCTGCTGGTGAAGCAGTTTTAGGTGTTGCAAAGAATGTCCCGAAACGTGCCATTGTTGGTGGCGGTGCTGTATTAGCTGGTGTACCAGCTTTGATGCAAGGTGATGTTGCAGGCGCTGCCGGTACTACCGTTGGTGGTCTTCTGGGTGGCGTCGTTGGCGCAGGTTTTGGTCCTGTTGGTGCAGCAATTGGAACAACCCTTGGTTCGATGGCTGGTGGCGCTCTTGTTGGAGGTACTAAAGCTGCCCTGGAAAAAACACCGCAAGCAGTAAGTATTCCAACTCCTTTTGGTGATTTGCCACTTAATACTTCCGCACAACAGCTGAAGTATATGCAGCAGCTTAGTGAGATTGGTTTAACTCAAGAACGAAACGCATTACAGACACGCGTTGGTGCCACTATTGATCTTACTAAGAAACTAAATGACGAAGATCTGCGTGCACGTCAGGCCCAGTTCCCAATCATGCAAGCCGAACAGAATGCAGATCTTACTCGTGCTCAAGCATTAATTAATTCTCAAAATAATGCTTATATGCAACAAATGGTTCTTGGTGGTGCAGTTAACCTGACTCTTGATGCACAACGTGAACGTGGTGCATTCATGCGTCAAGCGATTGCAACTAATCCATATGTAACAGCTCTTGCTGCACCTACTGTAGGAATTGGTTGATCATGGCTGGAATCTCTCCTTCAGGTATTCGTTTAGCAGGTAGTCCTGTTGGTGCTGCTTCTGCTGATCCATTTGGAACTCTAATTGCTGGAATACCAGGTCAAATGACTCCTGGTTATACTGGTAGTTTTAATTACACTACTATCTCCGGAATTGATCCGTCCATGGCGGGTTTATTTACTTATATGGAGAGTCGTGATGAACGTGAACGTGCACGTCAGCTAGAAGATTGGAATCGTGTTCGTCAGATGCGCAGCGAAGAAGGAAAGGAAGCTGCAAAAATTAAAATGTTAAGCGCATTGCCCGGTCAAATTCTTCAAGGCTTTGAGTCAATTGCACGTTTATCATATCCAGCTGCAGCCATTGAGATTCAAAGCAGGACACCTGGTTTATTAGCTGGAGTTTATTCAAACAATCCTTATTCCAATCGTAAATGGCTTTCGTAATCTGGAGTTAGAATAATGGCATCATTTGGGACACCAGTAAGCTCGATTCCAAATACGAGCTATTTAAACGTTAGTAGTCCCGTTTCTTATACAGGTAAAACAGGTATGGAACCCATTACAACTGCTGCGTTAATTGGCGCAGGTGGCAGTGCAATTAGTGGTGGTCTTGGTGCAAGTGGATCAAAGAAAGCTGGCGATAAAGCACAAGCTGCAGCTAAAGCGCAGGCTGAAGCAGTCCAACAAGCTGCAAGGGAATCGCCCTTGATTGGTTTTGGTATGGAGGCCATTGGTAAAAAACATGATTTATTTCTTGGCGGCCCCATGGATCGTGCCAAGGCATATCAAGATACCAAAATGGCTGGTGCTTTGGCATTTAGCCCAAATACCCTGGCTAAAGAAAGATTACGAAATGCGCAAGAGTTAGCTGCATTTAGACAACAAGCTTATGGCAAAGAAATGGATCCTTTCAATAGGTTTGTTTAACTTACAATACAGTTAACGCAAGCGCCCTTGTAATGGCATATTACAACAAGTACTTTAATTCGCCTATTAGTGAGGAAGACGAGTCTATTTCTCGTTTATCTTCTCAATTTGAGGAACTTTATAATTATGTACGTGGTGCTGATACTAAATTTGGCGGTGGTGTTCCCCGTGATCCTGTAGATATTGCTCGTGGTGAAATTGCAGATGTTTACAAAACACGCAAAGCCACCAAAAAAGAACTTCCCCTGATTTATAGGACTTTTGAGCAAGGCATTTCCCGGGGTTCTACAGATCCAGATGAAGCTCGTTATGCCTATCTAGATATTGCTCGTGCTTCAGGCGGTAATCTTGCCGAAGCTTATAAAAAAGCAGATTTACTTGGTGCTCAATCTTTAGGTTTTGTACCAGCAGAACGATATGCTCGTTATAAACCAGCTGCTTCCCTCGCTTTTGAGCAGCTACTGGGCCGCCCTCTTGGTGAGGATGAGTTTAAAAATTACGTCAGCGCAGCACAAGGATTAGGGATTTCCAAAGGCCCTGATTTTCAGGCTTTTCTTGGTGAAACACTTCTTTCTAGTCCTGAATACAGAAGACGTGCTGTAGTTTTTGATCCTACTAAAGTTGCTTCTGCTATTTCAAAGTTCCGTACGGCACCAAGTATGTCTGAGTATGCTTCAATGATTGGTTTATCTTAAGATATAAAAAACACAAAAAAAGCCAATGAGCAAAAAAGATAAAGATAAAAAACCTTCATTGTCTTCAACTATTAAAAGTAGTGGAAAGACAATTACAACAAAAGAATTAAAACAGATAGAAAAAAGTTATGGTTCAAAAGCGGTAGAAAAAGCAAAAACTTACGCACAAACGACTAAAGGGGTTTCTTTTTCTCCCGGTGCAAAAACATATTACAAAGAAACAAAAGCACCAAAACCAATCGACCTACCGCAAACACCACAAGAAAACTATACCCCTACTACAGTCATACAGTATGGGGCAGTTCCCCCTGGCTATATGTCCAGGGAAGAATATGAAGCAGCAATGGCGGGCATGATGGAGGCTCTTAGGGGTAGTCTTGACTTAGAAAAACAGCAAGCTGCTGGCGCCTCTAATGTAAGAGTGGCGGAAATACAAGCAAGTGCTGCTCGTTACGGTTTTGATCGTGATGTAGAAGCTAAAAAATATCTTGCAGATCAAGACCTTTTAAAGGGAACACGTGTTGCTGAAATTGAGGGCAAAAACCGTATTGATTTACAAGCTATTATTAATTCTGGATTAAAAGAAGTTGAGACAGAGCGTCAACGCGGTGAAAAAGACATTGCCCGCATTGGCTCTCAGTCTAGTTTCCGCAATGCGTTAATTGGTGCTTTCAATTTCTAAATCTGTTTACGCTAAAATACTTTCATAACGTCAATACGTTCTAAAACATGGCTTACGCTGATACGATTGCTGGTATTAATGCAGCACTCCAACGAGGTGAAATTGACTCTGCTACTGCTGCTGCACTGAAAAAACAAGCAGCAGAAGGCGAATATGGCGCAAAGTCTTTTGATATTACTGAGTTTGAAGATCTACTTGGTCGTCTCGAAGGATCAAAAGTTCGTCAACAACGTCAAAAGAGCGTTGAAGGTCGTCGCGATATTATGAGCCAAGGCTTGGCATCCATGATGAGTAATTTCTGATCTCGCTAAGATGAATGCTGACTCTGCAGATAATAAGAGTGATTCAGGTCTTTCGTTTGACTTGAACCGTTACAAGCAAGCTGCAGAGTTAGCATATCGTTATGCAAGAACAAAAGCAGACGAACAAACAAAAAAAGAAAATTCTCCTTTTGATGGAGAAACCAAAAAAGAACCAACAAACAGCAAGGAAATAGAATAATCATGGGCGAAGATTTTCTTGGTACTGGAATGGGTCAAGATTCAGATCCATACAGTTTTTTATTTGATGAGGATAAAGCTCGTAAAGCAGCATCTGCCGTCAAACTTTTCCAAGATGTTTCTGTTGGTTCAACAAAAGAAAAAATGAAGGAATCTGGTGCACAAGAACGTGAAACCATTGGCCGAGGCGCAGAAGAACAACGTAAGAGCGCAGAGCAAACCCAGCGCTTTGCCGAAAGCGACGAAGCAAGGGACTATCGTCAGGCCCAACGAGCTTATCAATATTGAGGTTTTTGAAACCTGGGTCGACAGTTTAGATTCTGCATCACAAGAATCTTTTACTTCTTTTTGCGCAGAAAACTATTCGGTTATTGAGTGTTTTTTGTATGCAAGATTTCTCGATTATCGTGGCAGTATCACAGCGTGTGATCTTTGGGTAACTAAGCATTACCCAAAACCAGATCATCGAAAAATACTTTTGTACGAAATCGATGAGATGCAAGAAGACATTAGAAAGCTCCGTGAAGATGTTGAAGCGGGTATTGTTAAACGTGATGCTGGTGTTGCACGTATTGCTTCTATGCAAAAAGAATTACGTGGAACTATACAACAAATCGAACAGTATACTTCAACAAAAGATCGCAAGGGTTTATTGATGGCTGGTGCAGATCGTGCTATTCGTGAGCTTATGTTTATTTTTAAAGACGATCCCATCGAGTCCCCTTTGCATGAAGCCTCGATGAGTGTATGGGCTCGCATGCAGTTAGAAGAATAAAAGATTTAGAATAAACTAAATTCTGTACACAAATGGGTGCCAACGTAGACGCCGGTGAGTTTGCCGGTAAGTTGTCGGGTATTGTCAGAGAGATTCAGCGTAATCGCATGGGTCGTCCTGTTAATCAGCCAAAACAAAATGTCGCTGGTTCACAAGAAATCCAATTAGCAGGTTTTAATAACAAAACAGTAAATCCGCCTCAAAATGGCTAGTAAAAAGTTGCCAGAAATACTGGCACATTTCAAGTCAAAAGGATCACAAGAAGAAAAAGCTACTGATAAAGAAAAACGTAAAGCCGCTTTAGATAAAGCACGTCAATACAAAGAAACCAAAAAACAAAAATAAGTTAGTATTTTAGTAACTGCTTATTTATTGTGCCTTCTTATCTTTATCTTGCGCATCGCCGTAACGCTAAAGCTGCTGCACAAAACCAACAGATCAAGAAGCCACGCAATCTAGAGCTCCTTCAGAAAGCAAGAGAAGATTTTGCATTTTTTTGTGAATACGTTGCAGATAAACCACCTGCTGAACACCACAGGGATTGGCATCGCCATTTTGTTACAGACGAAGATAGTTCCTGTTTAATTAAAATTGCAGGCCCAAATATTGATCTATTGGCACCTCGTGGTTCTGCAAAATCTACAGTACTTGGTTTATTGACTGCTTGGGCAATTGGTATTCATACTGCTGCCAAACTCCCGTTACAGATTCTTTATCTGTCGTATACCGTTGATATTGCACGTTCCAAGTCTGCAACAATTAAACGAATTATTGAAAGTAAGCGATATCAAGAAGTATTTCCTACCGTTCGTCTTCTTAAGAATGTAACCAGTAATGAATATTGGTCAATTGACCATAAATTTGCTGGAATCGACACCACAGGTGAGGAGCAATTTACTCTTTGCGCCGCAGGTCTTAAAGGTTCAGTGACCTCTAAGCGATCTCATCTTGTGATGATTGATGACGCTATTAAATCGGCTGCAGATATTGCAAATCCTGATATCCGTAAACAGATGCAGGAGAACTGGAATGCTGTGATTGCACCAACCATGTTTGAAGGCGCACGCGCAATCTGTCTTGGTACGCGTTTTCGTCATGACGACATCCATGCAACCACATTCAATGAACAAAACAATTGGAGTCAGATTGTTTTGTCCGCCATTTATGCTGATCCTAAAACAGGTGAAGAGCGTTCTTACTGGCCAGAAATGTGGTCATTAGATTATCTAAAAGAAAAGAAACGACAAGCACCAATTGCTTTTTCGTTTCAGTACATGAACAAAATCATCAGGCAAAACGAGCTTTCGCTTGCACCTGAATTGATTGTTAAAGCAGAGATTGCAACAGAGTTTGATACGCTTGGTATCGGTGTTGACTTATCGGCTGGAACAAAAGAGAAGAATGATTACACTGTGTTTGTTCTTGGTGGCCGTATCGAAGACAAGATTCATATTATTGATTACCGGCGTATGCGCGTCATGGGCAATCTTGAAAAACTTGATGCGCTTAAAGAATTAATGAATGATTGGTCTATTCTTGGCAAAGATGAAAACGGTAATTATTTCCCAACTTTTTCAACGTGTGATGTTTGGTCGGAAGCAGTACAGTATCAGGCTTCCCTGGAAGCTGACTTCAAAAGGATTTGTTTAAATAATGAGGGTCTTTACAATATTTTGTGGCATCCAGTTAAAGGGTTTAGGGCAGATAAATTAGCTCGCTTTCGTGGCATTATGGGTATGTTTGAAGATCGAAAGATTATCTTTAATCGTTACCGTAACTTTACTGCCATGTTTGAAGAGTTAACTAACTTTGGCGTAAGTGGGCATGATGACTGTGTTGATGCTTTAGTTTGGCTTGTAAATGGTTTGATGAAAAAAGGTAATTTACAACTTGATTACTAAATTTAGAATAAGAAAAAACATGTAGTCCAGTGGGTCCAGAGTATTTTGCGATTGGCTTAACTGCCATTGTTTCGGCTGTAACAGGAGGTTCCTGGGTAGCCAATAAAATCCTGGACCGGCAGCAAGAGCGGATCCAGCATGCTTTTGACTACACCAATTCCCAGAAACGTAGGATTGACATCTTGGAGGATCAAATTAATCGGATGCCAATGGAGTACGTACTCAAAGTTGATTTCTTAAGAGAGATTCAAGAAATGCATGATAATTTTCGCGAAATTAACAATAAGCTTGATAAGCTTATGGAAAAGCTTTTGTCCAAATGAACAGCTACATCCTTGAAGTTCAAGAAGATGAGAACGGAGAGCAGTATATTGTTTTTCCAGATGAGATAATTGAAGAGCTTGGTTGGCAAGAAGGGGATATTTTAAATTGGGATGTTAAAGGCGAAGGTATTATTTTATCTAAAGTTTATGATGCATCTGGGTATGAGGTAATAGAAGAGTAGAATAAGTAAAAAAGTAAGATAAAGATGCGTTACTTCGGTGGATTACCAACTGGGTTGGGTAATGATGCTGGTATTTTAGCTGGCAGCCCAAGTTTTCAAATTGGGCCTCGCAACCCCTTTAAGGGAATGTCGCAAGAAGAATTGAATAAACTAAAAGAATGGGATAGTCGCCCTGGAGATTTACAGAAATATTACGAACAGCAAAATCGACCGGGTCCACAACTTCCCTTTGCTGGTTTCCCAGGAGCTATTGGGAACATGGGTGGTTTACTTGCTCAAGCTCAGAATATTGGTTCTACGGCTGGCGCATTAGGTGGAGGCATGGGTATGAATAGCGAGCAAATGCAACGTCAAATGCAAGAAGTGCAACAACAAGGGGGTAGCCCACCCATTCAATTTGGCGTTGATATTGAAAATGAAAAAGTAAAAAATTTACGTGGTTCTGTCAATGCTCAACTTGATGCAAATCAAGCAATTCAATTTGGTGGTAATTATAATGTTCAAAACCAAACAGGAGAGTTAAACCTTGGTTATCAAACTCCTATGTTTGGTTTTGGCGTAGGTATTACGCGCACGCCAGGAGCACCAACAGCGGCCCCTGGGTATGGTTTTCAAGGCAATGTAAAAGGTCGCTTCTGAATCTGTTATCATAAAACTAAAAGAGAGATAACTCATGTCAATGGATGCTAAGTATCGTCTCAAAGAGATGGTCGATTCTTATCTTGAAAAAGATGGATCAATGACCGTTGATACGGGCATCATTGCGTCTCATATTGCACAGATGAAACTCTTTGGGATTCGCCAGGGAGTTGAGTTTTTCCCATCTCAAGACAACTTTGGCAATCAACGTAAAGATTTTATTGATCGTGTCCTGAAGTACAACAAGCTTGACACCAGGCTTGATTCAATTTGGGAGTATTTTCTTTGCGACGGTAAAGGCCTGTTTTACATTCGTCCTACTAAGTTTAGTTATCGTCTCTACTACTTCCGTGCTCACGAATATCGTTCATTTTATAACGTCGACGGTGAGCTGGATGAAGTGGTAATTATCTATAGCTATAAGGTGCGAAAAGGTTTTGGTGCTACGGATGGCGTCAACCTTGCCACCCTTGGAGCAGGAGGCGCAGCATTTGAGCAGGGTGCAAAACGCTATATCCGTCTAGCAATCAAATCAGATACCATTGAAGAAACTCATTCGGAAGGTGAACTTTCATTTGAGACAACCAACTATACCGCTTTAGGTCGCACTAAAACGTTTAAGAATACTCTTGGTTTTATTCCCTGCGTAGAAATCTTTAATAACCCCAAAGGGTTTTCCAATGAAGGTGTTGGTGAATTCGATGGGATGGCAAATCATATCGTCATTCATGATGAGATGGTGCGCACCATGCGAAAGAACGTTCAGTTCTTTGGTAATCCAACTCTTCTTTCTTCCAGGCCAAAGAGTGATCTGATGGAAGCTGGTGGAGACGTGTCAGTCCAACGCCCATCGATTGCAGCAAACTCTGGTTTTACTGGTCTTGGTGCGTTGAGCCAGTCACGCTTTAAGGCAGATCCCATCATGCGTGGTGTGGATGGTCAGCTTCGTGTGCCACGGATTATTGCAAACCTGGAACCGAATGATCGAGTTGGTTATATTGTTCCAGATGCTATTACAGGCGATCAAAATGCATTCGCCCGTCAGTACCGAGAGGAAATACGCACTGCACTTGGTGGTGTTGATGAGCTTTCAATTTCTGCTGGTGTGACCGCAACTGAATATAAGTCTCTGTTTGGCCGCGTATCAGCAACATCCAAGAAAAAAGCGAATGCTATTTATACTCATGGTATCTGCCGTTGTCTTGAATTAATTATTTACCAGGAAGAACAATTATTTAAAGATAGTCTTGCCCAAGCTGCAAAAATTGAGAAACCAATTTCGCCTTCTAAGGAATCACCGGAAGAAGAGATTGCTGCTTATGAAGAAGCATTAAAGCAATACAATGCACAGATCAAACAGCTTATGGTTGCATGTGTGGAGGCACAACAAATTCCTCCTGGTGTTCAGGGATTAATTCCTGATGGTGATGTAACCATGCTTTGGAGATGGCTAGGGCCTGTTTATGAAGATTCCACGCAGGACATCCTGAACAACTCCATTGTGGTACGCAACCTTCAGGAATTAGGTGTTGATAGCATTGAAGCACTGAAATACCTCTTTCCGTCTAAGACGGATGAGGAACGAGCCGAGATGTTATCTGGGTTCCCATTCAGGATGGTGAACGAATTGCAGGGTGCATACTCTGCATTCGCAAAACTAGTGGGGGGCATGATGCAGACTCCTCACCCGCAAGCACCGGATCTTCCGATGGCTGCGGATCCAAGATTGGATTTAACGCCATATCTGTATCGAACTTTAGAAGCCTTACAAAAGGAGATGAGTTATGCAGGACGCTACCGTCCAATCGATCCCACAGACGAGCCCCGCACCAGCGGCGGTGGCTCCGAGCAGCTACGTGGCGCCAGCACCAAGCAATTACCAAGCAGCTCCGGTGGCGTACCAAGCAGCAATCCAGGGTTACCAAGCAGCGACACCTCAGCCGAATATCAGTTACCAATCCGCCCCTACTCAGTACGCCCCCCAATCCCAACCGGAGGCACCGGCGGGGAATCCATGGGAATCGGCGTTCAACAAGGTGGTGAACCTGCTGAGCGCTCCAGTTCAATCCCCGTTCCAGGGGCAACCATCAGCTCCGACGATTCCGTATACCCCGGCCAATTACGGTCAGGCCAGCGCCCCAGCTATGCCCAGCTCGGCAGCGCAGACTTGGTCAACCAACCAGGCCTCATCGCCCAGCTATTCCCAAACTTCCTCGAATCCCTCCTTGGAGCAAATCGCGGATTACCTGGGGCTGAGTCAGGAGAGCCGTCAGGTAATCGACGCGTTCGGGGTGGAAGCTCCGGCCCTTCTAAACCAGTACGCACTAAACCTGGAAGGAATGCTTGATAGTGCCGTCGCCTGGGGGCAACGTGCACAAAATGCAATTGAAGGGTATGCTCGATTTGCTGTCAATGAGCATAGTGAAAATCTTGCTTACAATGAAATCCTGACCAATCCCGACGTTCTGAGTGATTACACTCTGAAGTTCTTTGGCCCAGAAGGTCCATACCCTGTGTATGAGAACGAGGCTCAGCTGGAGACCCGTGGTTATCCCACCGCTCCTGCTCAAGCTGCATATGGCAACTTCCCTGCACCTCCCGCCGCTGCTGCTCCCCAACAGCCTGAAAACTTCTGGGGCAGCTTTAAGCAGCAAATGGAGGTAGATCCGGCACAAGCTTGGCGTCTTCTGAATCAAGCTCAGCCTCAAGTTGTCGCAAACAAACTGTTTGTGATGGAGTAAGGCCATGCGTGGTCGTTTTAAGTATGGCGTACCTATTGCCGCTGGTTTAGCCACGGGTGGGTACGCCCTTTCTCAAGGTGAAGATCCAGGATCTGCTGCACTTGCTGCAGGTGCCGGTGCCCTTGGTGGAGCTGCTGGTTTACTTGGCGCACGACTAGCCGGTAAGTACATGGCTCCGATTACAGGGCTTAGTGCAGGAGCAGTAGGAGTTCCTATTGTAGGTGCCACTTTACGCGCTTTAAATAAAGGGTCTGAAGGTGGTTTACGCCAAAAAATGGGTGCGAAACTTGCCGAAAAAGCAGAAAAGGTTGTGAACAACCCGCAAATAAAGGACTTACTTCTTGGTAACACAGAAGGCACTTCTTTTGAACGTAACATTCAAAAGGGAATTGCCGCAGCCGCAGTACCTGCTTCTGCACTTGCTGCTGGCCTTGGTGGTGTAGCACTTGGTGCTATTCCTGGCGCAGTAGGTGTACCAGGATTCCAGCAAGGTATGGCAATTGATCCAGAGTCCCCTGGATCCAGTAACACGGCAAGTGCCAAGTATGGTGTAACTCCATACGCCTCTACACAGTATTATGTGTAACTAAAGCACAGTACCTGCTAAAATTTGTGTTAGATAAGACTTAAATGTCTTTATCTTTCACCCGATAAAAACATCGACACTGGAGGATAAACCAAGGTGTTTATTGATAGCTAGTTCAGATCCTGGTAGGTATATCCTTTCAAGATTTGGTAAATAGCTCCGTGATTGCAGTCAAACTTTTCGGCAATTTTTCGATAAGAAAGACCAGCCTCTTTTAAAGCTTTGATTTGAATCACGTCATCCGAAGAAAACTTTCTCAAAGATTTTTTCGGTTTCCCTTTACTGGCAAAGCCATTGTTCTTGTAGCAACCGGTTTTCCAGGCTCTTGTTAAATTCTGTTGTTTCGTAACGATTTCAAGGTTGTCAAGACAATTGTTTCTCTTGTCATTATCCTTGTGATCGACTTGAAGGGAAAAGTTACTGGTTCCATGAGAACGCAGATCTAAGCCCAAGAAAGCAACAGCCATTAAAACGTGAAGATGAAAACGCTTTCTCTTCCCATCAACAAGAACTGAAATACGGTCGTAGACACTGGTTGAACTGACAGGAATCTTTCGAAAATATTCTTGATTATCGGGATCAAGTTGTTTTTCAAAAGCTTCTCCTTCTTTCGTTAAGTAAAGATTACCAAATCCAGGAACAAGTGTTGGATTCATGTTGTTCATAAACAAGTTTCCAAACACAATATACCTCAACTGAACGCTCAACGTTGTCACCTCACCGAGTAATCGATGAGTGCAAACCGGATGAATTCAGGGAAGCCCTAACGTAAAGACGAGGGTAATCCTGAGCCAAGCCAATCAAGTCGTGATTGGAAGGTGCAGAGACTACTGGGTGTAACACGATCTTGTTACGTAATACCAGATTTAGCGTCCGGCATCCCACAGGGATGAAGAGATAGTCCACCCCTCTAAGAAACTAGAGACCAGGAGAACGATTTTCCAAAAATCTTGGGTGCGGAACTTTATCGTCCCCACCCTGCGTATATTGCAGAAATGGCAGTCGAGCCTGTGGTCGTTCACGACTTCACTCGTCAGCCTGGTCAAACTGTTCAGTTAGACCGCTATAAGTTCTGGGGTACCCCTGGTACCAAGGACAGCCGTGAGCGTATTGCCGATCAAACGATCGGTACCGCGAACAGCCGTAACATCACCAAGGAAAAAGTTCTGGTGGTGCTTAAGGAATACACTGGCCCTGCAGATCCGGGCGATCCGACCCAGCCTTCGACCTTCAAGATTGCTCGTGAGACCCTGATCACTGCTCAGCGTCTGCTGCTGGATACGGGCAACCTTAACATGTTCCACCAGTCCATCGGTAGCCTGACGCTGCTCGATGACTATCGTCGTTGGCGTGACCGCGTGTTCATTGATGAACTCGCTAAAGCCGAAGCCAATGGTGCCGCTTCTAGCACCCAAGGTGGTTACTACTTCGCTGGTGGCAAGACCAAGGATTCCTCTGGTCGTATTGCCTACACCACCGCTGAGTATGCCGCTCAAGTGCAGCAGTTCCAGGTGCGTACCGACCTGCTGGAAGTGGTGAAGGATCTGCGTAAGCGCAACGTGCCGACCTTCGCTGATGGTCTGTATCGTTGTATTTGCGATCCTACTTTCATGATGCACCTGCGTCGTGATCCGGACTTCCGTGAGATCGCCCGTTACGCTGGTAATCCTGGTCAAGGCATGTACATGGGTAATCCCATGATGCCTAACAACGCCAGCTTCTACATGGGTCCTCAGGCTGGTCAGGGTTACTTCCTGGCTGGTGAGCCTGTGATGCCTACTGGTGTCCAGTTTGAAGGTGTGAAGTTCTTCGAGTCGACTAACTTCCCAACCAAGAACGTGAGCGCAAGCTTCACTGATTCGCCTTCCTACAGCAGCCAAGAAGTTGCTCAAGGTTACTTCTTCGGTCCTCAGGCGATTGGCGTTGGTATCGGTGGTCCGAACGCGCAAGTGCTCATCAACAACAACGATGATTTCAGCCGTTTCATCATCCTGATTTGGCAACTGTATGCAGGTTTCGAGATCCTGAATAAGGACTTCGTGACTACCGCATTTAGCTTCCTGGCTGACGACGGCAGCATCTGATAATTCTTAGTTTTAAAACAACGGGAAAAATAAATGTCCTATTTATCTTCGAAAAAAATCTACCCAGGTAACTGGGTAGAAGCCCTGAACGGTTGGTATAAGAACATTGATACCAACGATGACGGTGTGAATAACGCTTCCAAGGGCGGTCCTACTTCGGTTCTGGCCGTTCCTGGTTACCGTTATTTCCAGCAACGTGGTTATGTGCCGGTGACCCAGACCTCTGGTGCACCCCTGGTGACTGGTAACGTGATCGTTCCGTCTCCTTACCGCCAAGATGATACTCGTCCGGATATCACCGGCATGATCATCTCTGGCAGCAGCACTCAACCTATCTACGTGTATCGTGCCGCCGCCTCCATTGGTTCTGGCTGGAACGATGGCCGTGCTGCTAGCGGTGTGTATGCCGCAACTGGTAACGTGATCTCCTTTGGTCGCGATTCCAGCGGTCCTACTGCCGCTTCTGGTATCGGTGAAGGTCCTATCCAGGCCAACATCACCTCCACCACCTCTGGCGACGCTGCTACCAAGATCTACTTCGCTGGTGGCACCCAGGGCTTTGGTACCAACCCCTTCATCACCGCCACTGGTGCTGCTGGTGTTTCGGGTGGCACGCTGTACTACAGCAGCACTGGTGCCGTCACCATGAAAGTGTTTGCCAAAGGCGCAGCTAACGATACCACCACCTCTGGTGGTATTTATATCTCTGATGCCGACTCTGCCGCTGGCAAGACTGGTTACATCTTTGTTGAGATCTGCTACATCCAGCCTGACGAAGCACCTGCTTACGACGACCTGGAGCAGTATCTTAATAACCGCACTGTTAGCTGAATAGGGTAAACTAAGACCAGATATTTACATCTGGTCTTTATGCTTTACCAGCACAAAAAAACAGGCGCACGCGTCAAAATTGTAAGCGAATGGGATAACGGCGATTGGTTCATGGTCGAAGATCAAGACGGTCGCCTTTACACAGCTTATAAAAGTGAACTTACACCCGATGAAGAAGCTACCAAAAAGGTAAAAACTCTTCAGGTAAAAGATAAAGCTGCGCAGGAAGAGCCTCGTACTTTTCCACCAGATAACCGGTTGAATATCAACGGCGCTACTGCGCAAATGATCGCAGATCATATTAAGGGTATCGGTTTGAAGACAGCTCGGGAGATTAAAGATCTTCAGATGTCACTATCGGGTGAAAGATTTAACAATCTTGAGCAGCTGCGACAAATCAAAAGAGTCGACTGGGATGCTGTTTTTTCAGCAGACCTGGTACGTGTTTAATTAGGCTTCTATACCAAATACCCCTGGGAGACCAGGGGTTTTTTCGTTTTACAATAAAAATAAAACATAAGATGGCCGAAAGATCAATTGTTGATATTGGTAAATATCTACGGGACAAAATTCCTGTTGTGGGTGGTCTTACAATCAAAGAACACCCCCATTTTGGTGGAGTAAGTGGAGGACATTCACCTACTGGATATCATCCTAAAGGCCTTGCAATCGACGTAACTGATTGGCGTCCAGATGTTGCTCCTGCTTACGAAGGAGGGAAGCCAATCTCCTGGAAACAACGCACCGGAGAATTGGCTTGGCGTGCAAAAAAATTAGGTGTATTTAATGAAGTATTAGGCCCTGGAGATCCAGGACATGATACACATGTACACCTGGCGCTCGAAGGCAAAAAATATTTGACAGACCAACAAATGCGGTGGCTTGCAACAGGTCGTTGGGAAGGACCTAAAGGATTAACAGATGTGATGCCAACAGCAACACAGCCAGTATCTTCTGAGAATCCTGGATCTGTTAATACATTAAATGAGACAGCTTCTTTGTTTGGCGCTCTACTCAATGCGATGCAACCAAAGAAGAAAACACTACAAGAAACATTGACTCAATCATTGCTTGCTGACGCAATGTCTCCAAGGCGTTCATCTTCTTTATTAGCTCAGGCAGCTACCGGTCCTTTAGATGAAATTATTTACGGATAACTAGCGTTTATAATTGATAACATAACGGAAATAGACTGTGCAGCTGTCTGATTTTGACAAAAGCAGGGTCCGGTATCATCTGGGCTACTTCACGGTTTCCGTGCCAGCGGGTGACTACGCCCGCCTGGAAGAAGCTATGAATACGGTTCCAGACTCGTATTTCTACGACAAGATCATCATTCAGATTGGTCGTTGTGATACGGCAGAGAAGAAGACAGAGGTTGCCACTTCACCTTCTACTCGTCTTGAAAGTATCGCTGGTGACGTGGATCGTACGATTCGCTCCAGCAATGCTAAAGAGGCTCTTAAGGTTTGGGATGAGATTTATCTCTACGAAACCAACCGTTTAGCTGGCATCCTTTACGTACCTAACTACAAGGATCCATTCCAGGCCAGGTACCGTTACGAACGCTCTGGTGCTGAATTTATCCAGGCATTACCTGGTCCCGCCGACACAGCAGTTGGTTCTCGTCTTTATTTACATGAGGTTTGGAGGTAATCATGGCCGATAATCTTTACGACATTCTTAACCGATTTACGTTAGGACAAGCTGCCACAGCAGGCCAGAGGTTACTAGGCTCTATGGGTTTAGGTTTACCGGGAGGCCCACAAGCTGCCGGCCCTTTTGGACCTCGAGGCATCCTTGGCCGATCTCAAGGTAGATCTATTCAACAGCGTCCGGTTGTAAATCCTGAGTTTTTGCGTCCGGATTATTCTGGTGCAGGCGAACGCGCTCGTCGTTTTCAAGAATATCAAACAGGTCGTAATATCCCTGGTGCAAATACAGATTACGCTGCTCGCCTGGGTGGCGGTTCGGCTGCAGAGCGTGCATATCAAACTGAAAAGTCTCGCGTTGCTCAGTTGACCGCTCAAGATCCTGAGCTTCAACGTTACGAAGCTGCACGCAAAACTGCTGTTGCTCCAGGCGCTACACCCGAGCAGGTACAATCGGCAGAAGATATTGGTATGCAGATTTGGCAACAGAAATATGGCAATACGCCTATGGGCCAGGTTGGTGGCGCTGTTGGTACGTTCAATCCCTTAATGCAACGTACCTTTGGTTATCAATCTGGTTCTGCACCAGGGCAGCAGATGGGAGCTCCGACATTGGGACCCTCACCTTTGGTTCCACAAGTTGATCAGTCTTTAAATCCAGCTAGCCCTACTTATATTAGTGGAGAAGGCCCACCGTTAATTAACTTTGCAGATTCACGTTTTGAAAATACAAGCCCAGAAGAATTTCAGAAACTACTAAACCAAGTAAATAAAAAATAATCTTTTGGCATTGCATAGCATGTAAGTCCAACCTGCTGGACATGAATCTTTGATTCACGGGGGCCAGTGTAGTTGCTTTAAATCGATGATTCTCTGTCCCAATCTTGTTAAACGCACCCTTGCGTACCTGGCCACGACTCTGGCACTTCAAACAGTATTCGTTCCCGGTCTCAGGGCAAGTTCAAATTGGGTAGGAGAACAAAACTAATGCAGCCATGTCATTAGATCCCAACGCTCTTGTTATTGCTAGACGCCTTCTGTCTGAGGGGTATACTCGTGGGCAGGCTGCAGGCGTACTTGGTAACTTCCAGCTTGAATCTGGTTTTAATCCGCGCATTAATGAGGGCGGGAAAGTTGGCGCACCTTTGGGTGTTGGTGGTTTTGGTGTAGGTCAATGGACTGCAGGTAGACAAAAAAATTTAATTAATTTTGCCAAGCAAAAAGGATTAGATCCAGGCTCTATTGACGCCCAGGCTGATTTTCTTATCCATGAATTAAAAGGGCCAGAGAAAAAAGCGGATGCGTCTTTGCGTGGTGCCGTTTCTCCAGAAGAAGCTGCACGTCGTTTTGTTGTTGATTATGAGCGTGCTGGTATCCCTAAAACGGAAGCCAGACAAAAAGCGGCCAGAGCAATTTATGAAAAGCTTGGCACGCTTGAACAAGCTCCTCAGCAAACAGCTTCTAAATCTTTTATTGATCCACAGGATTTACTCGCAGCTTTTGCAGGTGAGCTTCTTTTGAATTCACCTTCACTGCAAAGTCCTCTTATGCAGTTTGCGATGAAAGATATGTCACCTGTACAGCGTGATGTCTTTTCGGCGCAAACCTTAACACCGATATCCCCTTATCTATCAGCATTAACTGGCGCTGCTCGATTGCCAGGATTATAATAAATAAAAAATAAGGTATAGAACATTGTCTTCGACTAGCACGAACAAGCAACCTCTATTGGTTGATCGCCCGTTATTTGACTCTGTTCGAATTACGACGCAGACAGTCGGTAGTGCATCATCCAATACTTTATTTGTTCAAGGTGGACAAGCTCCGTCCATCTTGGTTGATATGGATGCCGAACTTAGCGAAGATAATAATAACGGTGGCGTTGTTGACTCCATCACGATTGCACGTAATGATTTCTACCGCGCCCCGGATTACACAGTTAATGCGTCAACTTCTGGCACTGTTATATCTCTTAGCAGTGGTCAAATTGTGTTTATCGCTGCCACTGGAGTCTTAGGTACTCCAGCCATGAGTGGCTATGGTTACTACACGTACACCGGTGCTACTACACTCACGGGTGTTAATACTTCTTTGGTTTACTCGGGCGGCACATCTAGCGGCTTTACTTATAACGGTGCAGCTTATGGCACACAACCAGCTGTTACCTTTGTGTTCTACCAGACCCGTGGCACAACCACACCCATCCCTGGTTCTGGTGACTACCGCTTGCTTTTTGCAAAAACTGTACCAGCAAATAGTGGTGTGGTTGATTGTTCTGATGTAATGCCGCAACTTGCAGCTCCGGTTGTTCAGGCAGGAAATACTAACGGTCTTGGCCCAACTGCTCCACTTCGCAATAAAGGTATTTACCTGGAGCGGGGCGATCGTATTTATGTTGGTGTCTTCCCAGATGGAGCAAATATCTCTGGTTATACACCAGGCGTACATGTCACTGCGCAAGGCGGCTTCTTCTAATCATGGCCAAAAAGAGTGGGAACTCTTTTGGTAATTTCACTAATGTAGGAAAGTTTGACCCGCGACAGGTCAAACCAATTACAACTGAATTTTCAAAAGGTTCAGTTCCTGATTCTCTTTATTCAGTCAACAGGGAATCTGCCTGGTCTAGATGGCGGCGCGGCTATGAATTAGCTACGGCTACCTTCTATGACAATGGATATAACTATCCATTTCAGTATCAGATTCCTGTACCATCTGGAACCCCAAGTTCTGTAGTTAATCCAGCTCCAATTGTTTCCGGAACTTTTGTTGGATTTCCTACCAAGAATAAAGAAATGGGTATGCATTGGGCTGGATGGCGTTATGCCGGATCCATGCGTAGTGACCGGTTACGAGATCCCAGTACTGCTCAAAACCTATTCATTGAATCAATTACAGACGACTCACAGTATTGGTATGTAAAACTTGCTGGTAACTGGAGTGCAAGCAATCCTTTGCCTCCTCCGTTTTATGTTGCTGTACCTGGCATACCGGGGGGACTTACTCCTTTAGACAGTGAAATTTTAGAAGATCGAGTGATCACAGTAAGCGGTGAAATTATTGATCGCGACACAATCAATCCACAAACCCAAAAACGATATGGCTACACACAAGCTGTTTTAGTAGCCACAAATCCTTTTACTGGAATTTTAACGTTACGTAAATCGGGTTCTGTTCAAAACACACCAGATAAGGAGTATATTTCTCCCGCGCCACAGCCTTTTACTGTTGGCCGGTTTTTAATTACTGGTGCCAGGTTTTGTTGTTCCTGTCAAGACTTTACGCATCGTGATTTTGCTTTCATGCGGGACATTAATAAACCACTTAAAAAATTATATCCACGTAGTGGAGCGTCTTCAATTAAACCGGGGCGTTATGAAAGAACAACATTGGCAGGTTCATTAAATAACAGTGCAATGACCAGTGCTGCGGTCAACAGGCAGATGCTGGTTTATGCACCCAGTGGTTATACTCTTCCTTTTGATGTAACAGCTTCTGTTGTTGATGCAGGAGCAACACGAGATAATCCAGGTGTTTTTAGGGATTTTGGTGCAACATACACAAGAAAAGCAACCACACCCGCTATCCCTGGCACAACACCTGATGGCCTTCCTGCATATCAAGATTACAGCAGTGAACAAGGTGTTATTACTTCATTAACTGACAACTGGGAGCCTCTGCTTGATGAGCTTAGATACTGTAAACATATTTATGCACTTAAATTTGCAGATAATACTTTTCCGCCTGAACCGTCTGATTTTCCAGTTGGTATTGGAAGCATGGCAGCATGGGAGCAAAGATTAGTTGATCAGACTGAAAATGAACAGCAAGAATTGCAAGCAGCAAATTTAAATCGTTTTTCTTTATCTCAAATGGATGTTCCTCCGTATAACTGTCAATCACCAATGATGATGCCAATGATGCAAAAGCTATTTAATGTTCCAACTCAGTTTATTTTGATGGAAGGTTTTACGATGTTTGATAAGAACGGAAATCCTTACACACCTTAATTTGTAATGTATACTTATATTAAGTCTCATGAGACTTATTAAGGTTTTCTTTACCCCTTGCGAGCTAACCACATTGTTCGATATGGTGCGGTTACTTAGCTCATACAACCATGACTCACCAACCGCCCCTGGATCAGCGGATAGTCGATGAGTATTTCCGCTTAGCATCCAATAAGAAAACAAAAGATGTTGCGTGGCTTTATGGCATGATTGCCACCTATGGTTTAAAGCCTGAAGAACTGCGTGATTTTGATTGGGGGCCAGAGGCTTCCATCTTTATCTTCGGAAAAAAACGTGCCATCCGTCCGTTCCACCCTCAATGGGTTTTTCTATTTGAATTAAAAGAAAAGCAGCCCCGCAATATGCAGAGCCGCTTGTCGTCCCTTTTCTCATCCCTTTATGAAGCAATAACTTTTCAGAATGTTGAACTTAACATTACTGACTTAGTCCTTGCTCATAAAATCCGCAAAAATCACTATAGGCAATCTAAGCAACTGAAGCCAACATACCCTGCTTTTGCAGGTGTGTCCTGACTGCCTTTACATTCCAGCGATAACCGTCCCTGGAGCGCGTCTCAGGGAACGCTGCAAAGTGCGGACCGAGCTTCAGGGTGCCGTCATCGCGGTACTTGAAGAGGGTCTTGCGGTCAAGGCCCAAGAGCTCTTCTGCTTGCTGGACGGAGACCCAACCTGAGTGTTTGGCCATGGAGCTGGCAGTGGTTACCTCCATACCTTATCCTGCGTCAAGAAGGCGTCAAGGCTTTTAAGGTTATCTTTATCTTTCTGTTTACACTTGAAAATTGTGTGGGCAAATTAAAATGAATTAACGGCAATTAAATACATGTTTTGCAACGAGCACGAGCCCCTCGCCCTGCTAGTTGAATTAACACCAAAACTTGCCAAGAAACGATTTAGAGAAAGTATATATGAAGCATGGGAATACAAGTGTGGTTATTGTGGAGAATCGGCAACAAGTCTAGACCATATCGTACCACGTTTTAAGTCGGGCTCTTCTAATCGCCATAATTTACTTCCTTGTTGTAGGCGCTGCAATGCGCACAAAGGATCGGAAGACATGCGTACTTGGTTCAAAAAACAAAACTTCTTTTCCATTGAAACTCTTGATAGGATTGAAGACTGGATTAAACAAGAGTCTGTTTTTATTTTTAAGGAGTGTTAAGTTAGATGACTATATGGAATCCTCGCAGTGGCTGGGTCAATGCTCCTTATGATACTAATACAAAAGACGAAAAGACCAATCAAAAGAATGAAGCACTAAACCAATGGGTTGGGAATGTAATCAGTTACGCCTCTATGGTGCAACCTGGATCTTATTTGACCAGTAGAGAAAATATCCCTGTTAAAGAGCTAGATGCATTACTAGAGCAAAATGCAATAAATAAAAATGAGTACAACTCTTTACTTAATTCAGCAAAAGATGGTTTTAAAGAGTACTACAAACAAGACAAACTAGGCACACCCTGGGATGCAACTACCTTAGGGGCTTTGGATCCAACGGGTAAATTTAATGCGAATGACTACGCTGAGTACAACCCAGATGCGGTTAAGAGATGGAACGAAGCGGTAGCAGCAGACAATATTGACATTACTTCAAGATATACAAAGGATACTTTTTTATGGCAAGATTACACGTCATACGGAAAGTTTGCTGGTTATCGCGGTAGTAAACCTATTGCTGAGGAAACAACAAAAGCTGCAAAGTACCAAGAAACCCTTACTGATGCCGAAAAGCAAAGGTATCGAGATCAAATATTGGGAGTCACAACAGATGCTTCTGGAAAACAACGTCTTGTTTTTTCTAAACCAGAATACGATAAGGCTGGGAATTTAATTAACACACGAGATATTAACACTGTTTTAGAACAGGTTTTTGCAGAAACAATTCAAGGAAAAGATCTACAAAAAGAAAGACAGCTGATTAATTTGGCTCAAGATTTATTAAAGACAAGTATTAGTGAATTAAAAAAAGCAAAGCAAAAAGAAGCGGATCTTTCCTTAATGGCTGGTCTGCCAGGTTATGGCGAAATTTTAAACATTAACTCTATTCTTACTAACTCAATTATTGGAGACAGTGGTGTTGGTGGAATTCTTGGATTAACAGGACAAGGGAAAGACTACGAAAAAAGAATAAAAACAGACATCGAACGACTAACCGGTATCAGTTCAAACGCAACCGTCTATAACTGGCAAAAGTGGTTTGATGAAACTTTAAAGAAAAGGTATGAAAACTATGAACTTGAAACGCAAGAATATGGAGAAAATGAATTACTTAATTTACAAAAGAGTGCAAAAGAAGAAATAGAAGCATACAAAAAGAATCCGTCTACAACTAAACCTATTTATTTGGAAATGGCAGAAAAATACAAAGAGAACGGAAAAACATTAGACGTTAATAATATAGATGATTTTAAGAAAATTATGTTCAATATTGACGTCGAAGCAAAACGAGAATTCATGTCTAATTTTGTGAATAACTATATCAAACCCAGGTTTGACCAATCTAAATCAATGGATGAGTTTATCAGTTATATTGATGTACAAGAAGATGAACAAAATATTTTTCAGTCGCAAACGACTATTAACAAGCTAAAACAGATTGCTGATTTAAGAGCAAAAAGCTTTCTTTATACGATACAACAAGCAGAAAAAGCCGTTGAAAAATTTAATCCTGAGTTTTATTTTGATCCTTTAAAAAATAAAACAAAGGAAGTTAGTGCCCAGAAATTACAAAACTATCAGATTCAGAAAGATACTATTGCAAAGGATTTTGAAAATGCAAAAGCGGGAATTGTTGGTGAAGATGGGATCAACTGGGCTTTAGAAGCATATCGTTATGGATTTGAAAATACATATCAAACAGATCCAGCTGTATTTGCAAAGTTACATTATCAAACAAAAGGCAGTACAGGAATGGTTAAAGACCAAGAAGGAAAATCTATCATCCTGGATCCAGCTGAAGATATTTTGCCATATGAAGAATTGACACAAAAGATAAAAGATTTTGGCGTTGAAATGGCTGCACGCAAAGACTACTACGGCGGATCAGGTTTTTTAAATTTTGTTACCCCAGAAGAGTTTGCAGATGCAACACTCGCATCTATTGGACCAGAAAAAAATAAAGAAGAATGGAATAAAGTTTTAAAATCAATTGGTCTTGAAGGAACCAACGCGAGTGTAGATGATGTAAAAAAATATATGGTTGAACAAATACAAACAGAACAAGCCGGACAAATTAGACAAAACATAAAATATTTAAACGAGAACCAAAAGGAACTAAACCAACAGACGCTTGGTGTTAGTTACATTGAAAGACCAACCGATGTAGAAAAAGTCGAGGAAAAACAAACTGTTTTATACAACTTGTTTAAAAACTCTGGATATGGTGGAACAGAAGACGAATTTTACAATGATTTCTTTCCAGATATTGACCGCACAGAACAAGAAGTAATAAGCAAAACGACTTCAAAAGAAGGACTTGAATTTGCTTTTGGAGATATAAGTAATCCTTTTGACGCCTTCTCGAGCGTGAGTAATTTGTTTGGAGAAGAAGAGACAATAGGAAGCAATGTATTTGGTAATAGACAAGAAACAAGTTACGAGCCTGTACCAAAATCTTCTTATTTTAAACTATTTGGAGATGAAGAAGATGACGTACCACAAAAAAGCGGAGCTGCTACTTCTTTCTTAAAAGATTTTACTTCTATGTTTAAGGGGTTTGGTTGATGTCTGATCAAAGAAAAAAAGCAGCCTCTGCTGCAAAACTTGCTAAAGATAAAATGGCGTGCAACAAACCAAGAAAAACACCTAGCCACCCAACCAAGTCTCATGTTGTTAAAGCATGTAAAGATGGAAAGGAAAAAATTATTCGTTTTGGCCAGCAAGGTGTAGAGGGCGCAGGCAAAAATCCCAAGACAGAAAAAGATAAAGCGAGAAAAAGGTCTTATTACGCAAGGCATAATGCTCAAGATCCTAATCCCGATATCATGTCTGCAAGATATTGGTCGCATCGCGTTAAGTGGTAGATAAATTAAATGGTAATGTTATGAAATTAGCAGGAAAGTACCAAGACCTTCGGCAATGGTCTGAGACACCGGAAGCGACTGGTGGTCAGCACCCAACGTTGCGTCAAGAATTGAATCGACAATTTAATATATTAAAGACAGCTGCCCCAGGGTCAGATACTGCCGTGCAAGCTATGGTTGCAATTAGTGAAATTCAAAGTGCAATTAAGGAAATTTATGCGGCAGACAAAAGAAATTATTTGGAAATACGCTAAGCTGCATGAGCTGACTCCTTACCAGCATGGCAAAACCCAAATCCAGCGCATCCATCAAAATTGAGTCCAAGCCAAAGCGCACCAGGCAAGGCGATGGAAAACATTCCAAACCAAATCATGGACGCAAATTGTCCCGTGGTCAAGGTAAATAATTTATGTATGATTGGAGATATTCAAGAATATCTCCATGAAGGATTATCGTCCTGCAGTTGAGCTAATTCGTAAATACGAAGGGTTCAATGAAAAGGCGTACCCTGATCCTATAACCGGTGGTGCGCCTTTTACTTTTGGTTTTGGTAGCCAATATTATCCAGATGGAAGTCCTGTTCTTAAGAACCATTGTTGCACTGAGCAAAAAGCACTAGAGTACCTGCTCCATGAGTTAGAAATCATTGACTCCCTTTTGGAAAAAGAAAATGTAAAGCTTGATTACTGCATGAACCAAGCTTTGATTTCTTTTATCCATTCCATTGGATGGGAACCTTTCCGTTACAGCGAAATCCTGGATGACATTGAAAATGAAGAATGGTCAGAGGCTGTTGACTGCATGTTGCAATGGATTTTCGATCATGATGGCAAAGCTACGGGAAGCCTTTTAAACCGTCGCAAAGAAGAAATTAATCTTTTCCTTGCAGAGATCAACCCAATTCAAGAATGCTCTCCCAATATTCTTCTGAAGGCATTTAGGAATTACACCGGTTCCCAACAAGAAATCGATGCCATTAAAGACTTAGAAGCCCTTATCAATCCATATGTTCTTACATCCTTTGCAAATGCTTTTAATTTGGATCGGACGAGCTGGATCGATGACCTCCTGGAGCAGGACGGATTGATTAATGCGTGGTCGTAGAATAAACTAATAAAAATCGTGGATGCCATGGAAAAGTCGGTGGAATCGCGGCAGTTCGAGCTTCCCCTTGAGCTTCAGTTCTCCATGCGTAGGGCTGAGCTGGAAGCCCAGGAGATGACGTGGGAGCAGTTGTATGCTGCACTCCTCAACCTGTACCACCAGCGTTTGATGGAATGGTTTGCGATTAAAGACATCCTGGCCGATGAGAACATCTCAATCGACTTTGACATCCCCACCGACTTGGAATTAGTAGAACTCGCCGCCGCATTTGCATACGACGACGAGGATGATGATGATGACGAGCTTCAGCCTTTTTGAGCTTCGTCTAATTGAATAAGGCGATCCAAGTACCACTGTGCTTTTTTCAGTGATTCTGTTCCGCCTTTATGTTTCTCGCGCCAAATATACTTCATACAATTTGCCTTGCAGTAACCACGGAACTCCTCGTTGGTTAAAGCCGCCTCGATGGCCTCAATGCACTCAATGCCGCCATCAGTGTAATGAGGTGGGTGATTGACGGTATCTGGAACAACAACAGGAGTTTCTTCTTTTACTGCCCAGGGAACAGGGCAAACACCATCTTTGCATTCAGATGAAAACCCAGGAAGGATATCAGTATTGACGGCGGTACTCAGCGCATCAAGCCCCGTCGTTTTGCTGAGAGCATCCGCTCCTCCTCCTCCGGTTCCTCCAGCTCCAATACCAGAGTTTTTGGTCTTGGCGACGCTCCCATCGCCAAGCCTTGCTCCATCGATGGGATCAAACCAGTCGTTCCAGGACGTTGCCCCTCGAGATTCAATGGATTCCGCTCCAGCCCTTGCTCGCATAGTGTCAACCCTCGGTTGTACATATCATATAAGGGTACATCATTTTCTTCGTTATCGAGCGGCGCACCGAAATCCTCTTCCGTCAAGCAACGGCACTTCAGTTCGTCTTGTACAAAGCTATCTAAGAAACCGGCTGCGGTATGCATTGATATAGACATAGGTTATCTCATTTACAATATTATCATGGCAAGTATATACAGTCCTTTATACGAAACAGGGCAAAGGTCCGGTGGTACCTCTGGTGCCGAGGTTTCAGACTTACGTCCAGAGCAGGCATATGACACAGATTTACGGCGCCTGGATCCAGAGGAAAGGGAAGTTGCTTCCTCTTTAAATAATCAACAGGATCGCGTTGCTCGTTTTACAAAAGCAGCAAAGAGTGCTGCAGCATATAAACAACGTTCCGATATTGCAGACCCACAGATTAAAGGAAAAACACCACGTAGTTCTCTCGACATAGGAGGTACTGTTATCCCCAACCTAGGCTCACGCTTTGGTCGGGGAGGTGGAACTAACTATGCCAATAAACCACAAGGACAATTTGGCAAAGCTTTTGGTTAAGCACGAGAGAAAACAACTTCTCTTTTTTGGTTTTGATACTTGCCTTTTCGATCTTGGTACGTTACCTCGCAGGGATTGCCACGATAGAACAGCAGCTGAGTAATGCCTTCATTTGCGTAGATGCGATTGAAGAGTCCAGTGCAGTTGCTGATCTCAAGCGTCAGATAACCTTCCCAACCACTTTCAGCTGGCGTGATGTTGACTAAGATTCCTGAACGTGCATAAGTAGACTTGCCCACTGCAACAACTGTCACATCACCTGGAAGCTTTAACCGTTCTTGCGCAACTCCTAAGCAATAGCCGTAAGGCGGCAGCAAAAAGTACTGACCTCGTTCATCTTCTAAAAGATCTGCTGGTTTCAGAATATCTGGATCAAAATTTTTTGGATCACAATCTCCAGCTTGTACCTTACCAAAAATCAAGCATTGCTCTGGAGAAAGCCGGATGTCATAACCGTATGAGCTGAGACCATAGCTAAGAAGCTTGCGACCATTTTCTTTACTGACCAAATGATCAACAAAGGGCGCAATCATCTCTTCTTTTTCAGCCAGTTCCCGGATTTCCCAGTCAGCTAATACGCTCATGACATGACTCAATCGATATCACTATACAGAATTCAGGCAAGAATGCGACCTTTTTCTGAGTAAATGTCAATGAAACGTTCTGTAGCAGACGCAACGCGGTCCTGGGGCTGCAGATAAACCAAAAATGACGTACAAGTTTTATGGTTTGACACCCCATTGCTGGTATGCTTCTTTAAAGTGGGGGCCGTTTTTAGAATGCAGATCGGAAAATCAAAGATTCTTTGGTCGTAACGAAACATGTCAGGACAATTTGAAAAGTACAAACCTTGCTCGATTTCACCAACAAGCCATGCTTTGTAAAGTTTTTCAAACCAAACGGCATGAGACGAACGCAATGTTTTAGATGTTGCCCTGGTCATTTTCCAGCGTTGATTTTTTGCCTCCCAGAAGTAAGCACCACTGGGAGGAAACAGATAAACACGTCCAAACCACTGCTGAGAGTTTAAACCATCTTGTGTTGGTGTGTAAAAATATTCTGCTTCTACAAATGAATTTGCAGTAATTGAACTTGCTACATCAAGTTGAATACCATCAAGAAGAGCATGCGCTGCAGATACCAAATCGTAATTGGTAATTAACTCAAGATCTTCTTTTTTGTACCCAGGGGAAGTAATGCTCATTTTTGTTCTGCTGTTTTGTTGTAATCAATTTCTAAATAACGGATTCCATCTAGGTCATTGATGACGTATCCAGCTTTTTCTGTAGGATCAATTTTTTGTGCTGCTTCCAGGATGCGCCTGAAAGTTTCCGCTAAATCTCCGCTATTTTGGTCTTCGCACTTTTTTTGTGCGGAATGAATTTCTTCTAGGGTCCAAAAAAACATTGAACGTTGTTTATCTTCTGGTTGAAACACCATGACGCCGGGACCCTCGGCTTCCCACATCTTGCAGTAGTGCTGCCCCATGTCACCAAGGATAAGTTTAAGTGTGGCTGAGAGCATCCTGGCGCTTGTCTTGTCCATCTCTGGACCGATCACGGAAGCAATAAGTTTTTCGCGTCGATTCATTTTTCAATCAATCCCTGACGTGTCAATGATTCCAACAGTTTAGGTAAAGGCTGATAAATAACGACCATCTTGCCAAGATTGCCGCGTTTTTTAATCAGCTTACCGCGTTCGTCTTTTAATTTATCGAACTCTCCAGAACGAATTAAGTATTCTGCTACGCAACGCAAACGTCTCTTAAGAGGCAGTTCAGCCAAAGGAAATTTACCGCAGATTGTATCGGGATTTAGGTCTTTAAAAGCTAAACGTAACCGATTTGCCAAGGTCATGCTGGAGTTTTCGTCTTCTTCTTCATAGTTTTTTATGTTTTCTAAATACCGTACCAAGCATCCGGTATCAAATGAACCAACCGGTGGCAGAAAGTCTTTTACCTGTTCGGCCAGGGAAAGAGGAAGGAGCTCCGAATAGTTTTCAAGAGTGACGGCATAAATATCAATGCCTTTAAATCGATGTCCCATTATTGGTTATTCCCGTTTGCGCTCTTATACATTATGCCTTTATAAAAATCAGAGCTTTCTGGTTTTTTGTTTTTTGCAAACGACTGGATCAGGTTGTTCCATGGAATACGGACCACTGCTTTCTTCCCTGGGTCAGGATTGATATTCACATAATGAATGCCTTCGGTCCAGCCCTTTTCAGCATTGTGCCTACCAAGATTAATCCAGTTGCGTAAAGTTTGATCAGAAACACCAAGACGCCTGGCGCACTCTTCAGTTGAGATATACTCATCTGCAAACGCCTGGGGATTTAACGTATCTGTTTCGCCGCCTTGGTAACGGCTGTGCCACATGGAAGCAAGAATATTGCGAATGCCTTTTAGTTCATGCGCAACATCTTCTAACCCCTTTCTAATTCCAAACGTTGCCATTGATGCGTTTCTTTTTCAGAAATGCTAATGTATAAACAAAGTTTTTGCTAGACGATGGAAAACGAAGTCCCCATGAGCCAGCCTCCACTTCCCCAGCCAGAACAGATGGTACAAAACCCCGTACCGCCTGCCTACCCAGACGTGGAAGCAATGAAGGCTCAGGCCCGTGAACTAGCTATCCAGCAGATCCTGGCGAGCAGAGGGGCTGCTTCTCCTCAGCCAGTACCGCAACCCCTGGAACCACGCGTCATCTATGTACGTCGCAACCTAACGGTGGCTGAATTGATTGTTGTATTTGTTATTGCATGTGGATTGGTAATTGGTGTTCCAAACGCCTGGAATTTTGCGTCTAGTCGACTGCCACAAATTGAAGTCAAAGTCAAGTAATAAACACAGCTCTCTTATAATTCAGAGTATAAGAATTGCGGTTTAATAGTGGCTAACAGGCGCATATCTGAGTTACCCGCTATTACTGCGGGAAATATTAATGATAGCGATCTGCTCACAATTGTTGATGTTGCAGAGGTTGATCCTGGTTTAAAAAATAAAAAACTTACGATCTCTACAACAAAAGAATACCTGAATAACTATTATTTTCAACTAACGGGTGGCACTATTGGTGGTTCTGTTGTAATCACCAATGACCTAACGGTTTCAGGTATTTTTAATCCGTCGACTATCCAGGTAAGCGGTACTGGTACTTTTGCACAACTTGTTGTAACAGGTAATGCAGAAGTCCGTAACACTTTAAGTGGCAATACAATTACGGGTTTACAGATTAACGGTTTAAACGTTAATGCAACAACAGGTAATATCACAACTCTTACAGTTGGTTCGGAAACGGTAGGTACTGGTAACTTTACCCGCATTAGCGGCATCACGATTACTGGTACAACCGGACAATTTCAGACGTTAACCGGACAAACTGTAAACAGCGCAACCGGTATTTTCTCAAGCCTTAGCGGTACCAACATCACCGGGGTCAATGGCGTATTCACGACCCAGGTGTCTGGTGCTGTTGTTACAGGAAGTGCTGGACGTTTTAGTAATGTCACTGGCATCAGCGGTGTTTTTACAACTCGTTTGTCTGGTGCAACGATTACAGGTGATACAGTTCTTGGCGCTAATATCACAGGTGTAAGCGGCGTATTTACTACAAGGCTTTCTGGTTTAACGATTACTGGGGCGACTGGTTTATTTACTACGTTAACCGGAGTTTCCGGTGTCTTTACTTCCCAGGTCTCTGGCACAACTATTACCGGTGCGACGGGAGCTTTCACAAACCTTACTGGTTCATTTGGTACTTTTACAACTCAACTTTCAGGAACCTCAATCACGGGTACATCTGTTAATGCCACAGTAATCACTGGTGTTTCAGGTGTCTTTACAAACGCTGTATCTGGGGCAGTTGTCACAGGTGAGGTCGGTAGGTTTACGTCTGTTACCGGAACAACAGGTGTCTTTACTTCTCGTATTTCTGGTTTAACAATTACTGGCGTAACTGGTTTATTCCAGCGAATTGAAGCACTAACCGGTGTTTTTGTTGATACTATTTCAATTCCGACGATTAGTACGACGGGCAATATTGTTGCCGGTGGGAATTTAGTCATTAGTGGTAGCGGAGTCATTTCTTCTGGGTTTACGGTTAGCGGAACATTATCTGGTAGCACGGTCACAGGTGCAACCGGTGGATTTGGCATTCTTATTGGTAATGAGATTTACGGTCTAACCAGTATTTCTGGCGCAACCATTACGGGTGCATCTGGCTCCTTTACTCGTGTCACTGCTGTTAGTGGTGTTTTTACCACTAACCTGAGCGGTGCAACAGTTACAGGCAATACCGTTAATGCAACAACTGGTAATTTTGTTACTGGTATTTTTAGTGTTGTATCGGGAACTGTTGTTACAGGCGACGCTGGACGTTTTACGGTAGTTACCGGAACAACAGGTGTCTTTACTTCTCAACTTTCTGGTGCTGTTGTAACTGGCGTCACTGGTGCTTTTTCTAATGTCAATGCAGTAAGCGGCACCTTTACAGATCGCGTTTCTGGTGCTGTTATTACAGGAGACGCAGGGCGTTTTAGTAACATTACTGGTATTTCTGGCGTCTTTACAACCAGTGTATCTGGAGCTACTTTCACCGGTGCTGCAGGTAGTTTTGGTACTGTTACGGGCGTTTCTGGTGTTTTTACGTCCCAACTCTCTGGTGCAACCATTACTGGTAATGCCGGTCTTTTTACTAGAATTACAGGTGTCAGTGGCTTATTTACTACGCAGCTTTCCGGACAAAATGTTGTTGGTGAAAACGCAACTTTTAACTACATTACTGGTAGTACTAGGGTTGAAGGTGGAACTGTTTCTGGGGCTATAGTAACTGGCAATACTGGTTTATTTGGAAATGTAACTGCTGCTACTGGTAACTTTACGTCACGTGTTTCTGGTACATACATTACTGGAAACACCATTGAAGCGGTTACTGTTACTGCAACAACTGGTAATTTTACAATTGCTAATTTTACTCAAACTACAACTGGAAACATCAGTGTAAGCGGTAGCGGCACCTTTGGTTCCGGTGTTTTAAGTGACGGTCCAATTGCTACTAAAATATTGTTTGAAAACAATCAAATTATTACAACAAGCTATACGATAACAACAGGAAGAAACGCAATGGCAGTAGGAGATATTACTCTTAATTCAGGAGTAGTGATTACAATTCCAAGTGGAAGTAGGTGGCTTATAGTTTAAATAGATTACATTAAAATAAAACATAAGGAAACACTGGTAAAACAATGAATTACGGAACACTTGCTGTTGATTACATTACTTATACATCTAACGGCAGTGGATCTACTGCGTATTTAAGTGGGTTTTTTACTGGAAGATTCCCTAGCGTTTCTACTACTGGTACGGTTTCTGGTACCACGGTAACTGGAAGCACAGGAAACTTTTTAACGCTTAATGCGGTCACAGGCATTTTTACCAGTTCTCAATTAACAGATCCAGCAATTATCGGTACAATTTCAGAAGATATCTATACTATTACTGACGGCGCTGCTTTTGAAGTGGATCCTGGAAATGGCAGTGTCCAATTAATAACCCTTGGGTCTAGTCGAACACCAAAAGCCACTAATTTTGCGGCAGGAGAAGCGGTTACATTAATGGTCAATGACGGCTCTGCTTATACGTTGACTTGGACTGATTCAACTTGGGGAAGTGGTGGGGTTGTATGGACCGGCGGTTCTGCACCAACTCTTTCAACAAGTGGGTATACAGTTTTGCAATTTTGGAAAGTAAGTGGTCAAGTTTATGGGGCAAATGTAGGAGCAGTAGCATGAGAATTCCTTTGGGGTTACGGGCGGCCGCAGGCAGTTCTTCAGGTGGTCCATGGAATATCGCATCTGCAGTTTATAACGGTTCTCCAATAAATTCTTACTATGTAGGAACACAAGACTCTAATTGTCAGGATGTTTTTTTTAAACCTGATGGCACAAAGATGTATATTCTTGGTAATGGAAACGATAATGTATATGAATACAATTTATCAACAGCATGGGATATCTCAACAGCTAGCTACTTACAGAGTTTTTCTGTAGCAGCACAAGAGAACACTCCTCTTGGTATTTCGTTTAAAGATGATGGTACCAAGATGTATATTGTCGGTAGCACCAATGACACCGTATATGAATACAATCTATCAACGGCTTGGGATATCTCAACAGCTAGCTACTTGCAAAGTTTTTCTGTAGCAGCACAAGATACCAATCCTGGCGGTCTTTTTTTTAAAACCGATGGCACCAAAATGTATATTGTTGGCGTCGTCAACAGAATCGTATATGAATACAATTTATCAACAGCTTGGAATATCTCAACCGCTAGCTACTTGCAAAGTTTTTCTGTAGCAGCACAAGATGCCAGTACTCCTGGTATTTCGTTTAAAGATGATGGCACCAAGATGTATATTGTTGGTGCTGGAAGCGACAATGTATATGAATACAATTTATCAACGGCTTGGAACGTTACAACAGCTAGTTACTTACAGAGTTTTTCTGTCACATCGTATGAAACCACACCTAATGGAGTATTTTTTAAAGGTGATGGCACAAAGATGTATATAATTGGCAGCAGTGCAAACGCTGTGTATCAATACGATTTATCAACAGCCTGGAACTTAGCTACTGCATCTTTTACAAATCCGACAACAAATTATTTTTTTATTGGAACACAAGACACAATACCCAGTGATGTTTTTTTTAAACCAGATGGCACCAAAATGTATGTTGCTGGTAGTACAAACGACAATGTATATGAATACAATTTATCAACGGCTTGGAATATCTCAACAGCTAGCTACTTACAAAGTTTTTCTATAGTTGCACAGGAAAATTTAATTAGCGGAGTTTCTTTTAAGACAGACGGTACCAAGATGTATATTGTTGGTGGTACCAATGACACCGTATATGAATACAATTTATCAACGGCTTGGAATATCTCAACAGCTAGCTACTTACAGAGTTTTTCTGTAGCAGCACAAGACGCATTTCCTAACAGCCTCTTTTTTAAAACCGATGGCACCAAAATGTATATTGTTGGTAGCATCAATGACACCGTATATGAATACAATTTATCAACAGCATGGAACGTTACAACAGCCAGCTACTTACAAAGCTTTTCTGTAACAACACAAGATAACACTCCTACTGGTATTTCGTTTAAAGATGATGGCACCAAGATGTATATTGTTGGTGGTACCACTGACACCGTATATGAATACAATTTATCAACGGCTTGGAACGTTACAACAGCTAGTTACTTGCAAAGTTTTTCTGTAGCAGCACAAGATACCGGTCCTATTGGCATCTCGTTTAAAGATGATGGTACTAAAATGTATATGATTGGCACCGCAAGAGATTCTGTATGGTCTTATGACCTCTAACTGTTAAGTTAATCGCCATGTTTGTTAAATTAATTGACGGTAAACCGAGCAAATTTCCTTATACACTAGGAGAACTGCGCCGCGATAACCCCGGCACTTCTTTCCCTGATGAGCTCAGTGTTTCTACACTGGCTTCTTATGATGTACACCCAGTTATTCAAACAGAAGCTCCGTCAATAGATAGCAAAACACATCGAACTACTCAATGGGTTGAGTTTATTAACTCTGCATGGACTCAATCATGGCAGATTCAACGTCTTTCGGAAGAAGCTGCTTCTACTAACATTCGTGCTGAACGAAATCGTCGACTTGCTGATTGTGATTGGACCCATTTATCTGACGCACCAGTAGATTCGACTCCATGGTCAATATATCGTCAAGAACTTCGTGACATTACCAAACAAGTAGGTTTCCCCTGGAACGTGGTTTGGCCTGAAAAACCAAATACATAAACTATGTATATAAATTAAAATTGCTTTAGAGTTAATTAACTAACTCTAAAAACAAGATGATAAAACTACGTGATGCAGCTAAACATTACAAACAGTTAGAACATCAAGATGACGGTTGGGATTGGTTGCAAAGACAACTAACGCCAGCTCAATTAGATGAATTTGCTGTGCGTTATCGCAACAGCGAAAAAAAACATGAGCCTGCACAAGAATCCTTTTCTAATACGTGGGAGGGTGTTCTTGCTGCAGGTAAAAAGGCAGGGGCTAAATTTCCTGAATGCGTTGCTGCACAATGGGCTCTTGAATCTGGTTGGGGTCAACACACATCAGGCAAAAATAATTTTTTTGGATTGAAAGGATCTGGCTCTAACGTCAATACACAAGAATTTATTAACGGTAAATGGATCACAATTAAAGCTGGCTTTATTGATTTCCCTGATCTTTACACCTGCGTTACGTACCTAGTTGAGCGTTGGTACAAAGACTTCGGAAAATTTAAAGGTGTTAATCGCGCTGCCAGTAGGAATGAGTGTGCACGTCTATTGGTTGCAGAAGGATATGCTACAGACCCCGATTACAGTACAAAATTAATTCAGATTATGGATCGACAGCTCCAAAACATTGGAGAAAAACCTGATTCAAATCCACATAATAATAGCTTTGCTCCTTGGAGCCCGTTTACTTATAAAGTGACACCTAATATTACCTATGGTGAGCTAACACTTAATCAAGAAGCGCGACGTTTCACCAAGCAATATCAGTGTGATACGGCAAAAGAAATCTGCCTATTCCTGGAACGTGCCAGAAAACAATTTAACAATAAACCAATTATTATTACCAGTGCTTCGCGTCCGGAACCTATCAATACTCAGGTTGGAGGTGCCAAAAATAGCGAGCATACATACAGTGCGCCATCAAAAGGAGCCATTGACTTTTATATCCAAGGGGTCAATATCTATACAGTGCAGGAATGGTGTGACAAAAACTGGCCCTATAGCTTAGGCTATGGTGCGCCCAAGGGGTTTGTTCATGTCGGTATCAGGGAAGGAAAACCAAAAGTACGCTGGGACTACTAAGGTGAAGAAATATAAAGAACCACAGATACGCGTGAATATCTGCTGGGAAGTTCACAATGAAAAAAAGTGCGTAACACTTCCAAAAGCGGAAGCGTACGCAACAAGAGAATGGGTTGAAAAAGAAGGCGGTGTTTGTTTTTGGTTTCAGGCGTTGCCTAATTAATCAGCGTTGTTTTGCGCGACCAACAACAAGAGCGCAAATCTCAATCAAACGATACAATTTACGTACAGCGGCATCGTCTTTAGGAGTAGGAGTTAAAGCACAAATTGCAGAAGCTGCGGCATGAATTGCAAGAGCAACTTCAATGTATTGATTCAGATGGGACATAAGTCTCTAGTAGCTTCTTGTATTCTACCGCTGGATCTTTAAAGTAATAAAAAGAATCAGAACCTTCCATGTATTGCCAATCAATTGCGCCTTTACGTTGAAACCATTTCATATAAACTCGACGTTGTTTATCTTTTTCAACTGCATCAAACCAAAACCAAAGCCCGTCATACCAGGGAATGTGGTCTTGGATATCTTTTAACCTGCTAAAAGCCCAGGTCAATGGTTTAGTTCCTGAGCTGCCAGACATTGAATGTTTTAGTTTACGAGCACGTTTTGTAGGACGGCTGTGAAACCAATCACTTAGCTGACGCCTTGATTTGCTAACACCTAATACAACAAGCCAAACGCATGTTTTATCAACGTAAACCCATGGCCTGGCCGTAAGTGCAACCCATTGATTTTGTTCTGTTTTAAGAATAAAACGTTTTATGCGCCGCTTAGCTCTATAAGTCATAGATTTTACAGGCGTTTGAACTTGGATTATTTTTGCAATATAGCGCAAATGCTTGATTTGGTTTTTGTGTTTTTATTTTATTTTTAAAAACTGTCTTTAATAAAGCTATAAGGTTCATGGTTGTGTTGCCAGAGGTACAAGTACAGCGGGAAAAGGTTGATCCTGTGGATGTTCGCGCCTCCAGGCTTCATCCCATTCAGATAAAGAATGAGAGTGGAGATCATTGGAAGCAAAATTTTCTGTTACATCAGCAACAACATAACTCTCATCGGTATCTTCATACAATAAGTACCCATAATCTTCTAAAAGAAGCTCAAATTCTGTTGTAGGGAATTCAATAACAACAGCTACTTCATAGGCCAAGGGTTCATTGCGTGTAGTTGAAACACACAAAAGATAAGAACCAGTCTCTAAAGGAAAATAAAGATTGTTCCCCTTATCAAAACGATCTGGATCAAAATTATTATATAAATCAGAGCCCGCACCCATTACGTGACCAGTATATGGATGGCGACGTTCACCGTTGACATCTGTAACAATGCTGTCTTGATCAAAAATTGCTCTTGCTTGAATCGGTACCAGGTTCAAATCGTAAGTAGAAACTTGTATATATTTTGGCCTGGGACCACCTTTAGCAACAATGATCCAAGCAGGGGAAGTGATATTAAATTGAAACCAGTGGTTATAGGTGCCACCGCCAAAACCACCGTTAGATGTTGAACGCGTATCCGCTCTACCTACAACTTGATTCTTGGGACCAAGTGAACCCTTTAGATTACGAATCGACAGTTGAGAAAACGTACCAACAATAAGAGGATCATCCTGTGTTCTTTGTCGTTGAGATTGAGATACGCGCATTATCTTGGCTTTTATTTAATATTTTACTCTGTCGTTTCTTTATGCTCTAAAGGATGTGAGATAGTGTGTTTAAAACCACGTTCGGTAATGATTGTATTGTCTTTATTTGCTCCATATACCATTAGTTTTTCTGCTACAAACCTGGTTTCAAACGGTGAAATGGTACTGGGTGGGAACAACCGATTCCAGCTTGAGATTAAATGCAATGGATTGCAACACAAGGGATTGCCGCAAAGCCTGGTGACAACCATGGAACCAATGTCACCCCAGGCGCATTGGTAGATTGCCTTGTGGGGCGTCACATTCTCAGCTTTTTGGTGGCTATAAGACGAACGGTAGGACGGAAAGCAGACACGTTTGGGACTGTACCGCGTGCCATTTCTCAAGGGCCAACAATCATCCGTATCTTTAATCTCAATTTTGGACCAAAGCTTCTCATATTTGATTTTGTATTCCAAATTTAAGTAATTGACATCAAATCCACAGACGTTAGAGAGGATTTTTTTAACGCAGAAATAACACCAGTGCGTTTTTGAATCGCGGATGTAGTGGTTGTGTGGACAGACAAAACCTCTGTAATAGCCATGCGTTTCAAGAACTGCGTCACTTAGGGTCTCGATGTTGGGGACGTACCGAAATCCGGTGTCCTCTAGGGATTGCTTGATGTTGCGGTAGAAATTTGCCATCTCAGGAAAAACGGTTGCTGACAGGGACGGCAATCAGCTCCAGGCGATTGTCTTTTGTTTTGTTGTTGTCTGCATGAATGATGTCGTATCCCTCAATTGGTTTTTTGTGTCGCATGAGATACACAATGCGATGCGCCAGGTACCGCTGGTTGTCAACGCTCACCAGATAGAAGGAGTTACTGCGGTTTAGACGGCCTGCTTGGTCCCCCTCCTGGCGCCTACCACGAGCCGTCCGGTGCTCCAGGCCACTTGGGTACTGGTCCGATAACGCAAGGAGTTCTTCCAACCTCCAGAGGGGAGGTAGAGGGGTGTGACGGGAGCCCATGGAAAAGTGCGAATGAAGGTCAGCGTAGCAGAGAAACAGAGAATGTGGCAGAAAAACAGAGAATGACCATGTTTTTTCTTATATCTCTAGCAGATGACGCCGTTGTCACACAGTGTACGTGCTTTATTTCTCTTTGCTTTCCTCGCTCAACTTTTCAACATTACACCCTTTTACCAAAGTGTCATTTCCTAGCTCTAGGGTATGCGCGGCCCTTATTCTCTGTTTTTCTGCATCTCATTCTCACAATCTCTGCACATGCCCTTGCCACTTGGTATCACTACAAACAAAAACCCCCGCCGAAGCAGGGGTCTAATCTTCTAATCGTCCACTAATCAGGACTTTTTCTTCTTTCCTTTTGCTTTAGGTTTCACGATGCGCGGCACCTCCTCTTCTCGTTTGGCCAGCACCTCCTGGAAGGTGTCATCAAACTGACCAGCCACCGTCTCCCAATCGAAGCAGGTATCAGTCACACGGTCATAACAAGCTTGGGCCACCTGATCGAGCTTCTCACGGTTGTCGTACAGGTCGCCAAGGATGGCGGCAAGGTGGTTGTCGTCAGGGCATGGCATGATGCGACCAAAGTTGGTGTCAACATCGGCGTGGAGGGAGCGGATTAGCTCGCCAGTGCCTTCAAAGATTTCCTTGCAGGAGGTGTGATCGGGCACCACCTGGGCCACACGGCAAGCTGCATGCTCGAAGTTGACGAGACCCCAGCCTTCTCCTTTACAGGTATTGACGCCTACATCAGCGACGTTGTAGATGGTGTTAAGCATCTCAACCGGTACCGATGGTGGGTGGGGATGAGGGGTGGTCATGATGATGCGGTTGTTGGGATCAAGTCCTTGCCGCGCCATTTCTCGTGCAAATAACGGCATGATGTCCCAGCCTTGGTCCTTCATTCCCATGTGGAGATACAACCTGGCGTTGGGACGGCCGACCGCAAACTTGGCAAAAGCACTGATGGTGATATCAATACGTTTACGGAACTGGTTGCGGTTGCCATTGAAGACGATGAAGTCTTCTGGGTTGAGTCCTAGTTCTTGACGTGCTTTGTTTTTATCAATGGGATAAAACTGGTTTGGTGTCATGCCATGAGGAATGACGGTGATAGGCACATTGGCACCAGCTTTAATTGTTTCATGTGCACCAAATTCTGTGTAACAGATTGCTGCATCCCATTCATTAAGTGTGTCGAGTAGTGCGCCATACCACTCATATGAATCCATGGGGTAGTAACCCACGAATTTAAACTTCAATTGATCACGAAGATCAGCAATGCGTCGCCATTGCTCATTAATGATCCAGCTGTCATTAATTGTAAAGATTACATCGGGATGAATACGTTCAACGATTTCACGAATCCGATCTTCACCAAATGGTGCCTGCTGGAACCTATTGGAGGCTGGATACATGAAGTATTCCTCCTGGAGCGGGGTGTAATCACCATGCCAATTGCAACCCAAGACGTGGATTTCATATTTATCTTTCAGTTTGCTCAGTACATTTTCAGTTACACGAGCAAAACCAGTGGTGGCTACAATATCGCCAATCCACAAAAGCTTAGGTTTGTTGTCAGTCATCTCAATTAATTGACTGACAATACTATACAGATTTTGTTGGAGTTATTGAACGTACTAATTCTTTTTCTTCTGTTGTTTGCGCTTTGAGTTTATATCTTAAAAACTCTGCGGCCTTGTGCGAATTAGTTGTGTCACCACAAGTATAGAGATCAATGGCTGCATAACCAATCTCAGGCCAGGTGTGGATTGAGCAGTGAGATTCAGCAAGTAATGCCAAGAGAGTCACACCTTGCGGATCAAATTTCTCGCCAATAATCCGCAAGATGCGTGCATTAGACATTTGCAATGCCACCTGCATTAGCTCTTGAAGAGCGTTGTAATCATCTAGCAACTGTTTATCACAGTCGTAGAGATCAAGAATGAGGTGGCGACCGTTGCTCAATTGATCAATTCGGGTTCTTCTATTCTTGCATCAGTTTTCTTAAATAGTGTGTCCCCATAAAATTCTGTCCATTTTTCTTTATCCATACCTACTTCCACGATGGAGGGGTAATCATGGTATTTGGTTTTATTTGAATCACGAACAGCAATGTTATTGATGCGAATGCCGCGTGCTTGTTTCATTTTGTAGACATTAAGTCCAAGCTGGTGCACGCACACATCCATAACAAGGGATTCAAATCGGCTACGGCCAAGGATATTACTATTGCTGCCACGAGAAAATTCACAGTAACTGGCGTACAACCACTCATCCCAATGGGAATAAATGTAGGTGGTGCCTGCACTGGTCTTGGCCAGACCAATTGCACTAGAGATACCTGGATCAAAAACCACACAATGACTCATCCAATCCATGATCTGGTTGGACTTAAGGATTTGCTCCTGGTGATGACGTGCAAAGAACTCAACTTTCTTGTTGGTTTCCATAAGATATTCCCGCATCTCAGGTTCTGTCATATCCAAGACCCAATTCACAAGACCTGGGAGCATGGAAGCAAATTCACCAAAGGGTCTGCCTTTGTCATCCATATCAATGAGCGTTTTTTGCTCAGCGGATGAACCAGTAAATGGGCGATCGAAAGGAATTGTTAAGCGACGACGTGCCAAACCAGAGGTTGGATCTGTGGTTTGGATGGGTTCGTTGGCGGTGATCATGACCAGTCCATTGAACTTAAATGGTTTTTGGCTACCAGCTTGGAACTTGCGTTCATTACGAATCAAATCACGACCGGTGATTGCTTTCAGTACTGAGACCGATCCGCCATAACGCTCCACATCATTAAAAAGCAAGAGCTTTTTCTTATAAAGATTGGCAGTTTCAAAACGATTTTTTTCCAGATGCTCCAGAGAAGAGATCATGGCGTTGTCATCGCCCACCAGTGCGTGCGCCAGGTTTGAATAGGTGGACTTACCCGATTTACCTGGGCCGACAATCTCAACAAACTTCTGAACTTCCGAGTGCCCCAGCAGTACAGCACGCAACCAAGCCCGCAGCACCTGAGTCCGACCCCAGTGTTGATCTTGCGTGGACTTTAACCACTTAATGATTGGTTCACATCCCGCCGCTGGGTTGTAGTCGTACGGAAGTTGTTGTGTGATGTAAAGCTCTTTACGGAAACCAGTCAGCTCCCGAGTATTGACATGAAGCACACCATTGGTGAACAGTAGAAGATCATTGCCCTCGTACCAGTCATCGAAGATGGTACTGATCTTTAGTTGCTCTAGTACATCATTGATCATTTTCATGCTGTAGCCATTGGGCAACAGCTTTTCTTTCACTTTTTCAAGCTTGTCTTTTAGATCGCCTTTGATTTCGTTATCTGAAAGGGGAGACCACAGGCCTTTGTTTTTATACTCGTAGATAAAAAAGGTGTTTTGGGCCTGGCTGAAGTGCAGATTATCTTTATAAAGCTGCAGCATTACATCTGCAATTTTGTCGTAAGAGGGATTACCGTTTCCTTCTTGTTTCTTTTTCTTACTGTTCTGTACTTTTACTTCAGTTGCCTGCCACTCAACCCTTGTAGGTGTCGGTGTTTCTTCAGGTTTAATTCCTAATTCGTTTTCTAATTCTTCTAACAGTTTGGACACGTGATCAAGGGTTTCGTCAGGGACATTTAGAGCTTTGTATTCTTGTTGCTCAAGAGGTGGTTTCCAACCGTGCTCTTGTGCAATATGGAGGAGGGTACCAAGACCACGGCCGCCACCTTTACTAAAAGAAAGCCAACGTTTGTGGCACTCACCATCTTTGTATTTATCTGATTGCCGAGACCATTGATCCCATTGTTCAAGAAGTGAATCATCCAACTGGTGCAGCACCTGACCAACGGTGATCCAAGTGTCGTAGTCATCAGCGGCATCAGGACCCATGCCCCACATACCATCGACCGCGAGCTTCATGTCACGCTCAAGATCGATGACGGTATTAATGGCAAATCCTGGTCCGACACGACGACTAACTTCTTTAGCTGGCGAACCTTGCTTGACGTTTTTATTGATGATGAGGGTGAGGAGCCAGTCTGGGAATTCCGGGATGTCAGGAATCCACTCGAATCCCATACCATCTGCGGTGTAGTAACCAGCGGTTTCAGGGTGAAGACCCATTAACACACCCTGGTGTTTACACCAAAGGATTTCAAGTTTTTCTAAGTTACCTTCTGCCTGCCAGACGTACTTATTGCGGACAAAATGCTTTTGTTTTTCTCGTGCAATTTTGTATAGTTTGCGTTCACGTCCTTGTTTTCCGCTACAGATCGTTAGCGTTGGAGGAAGTGCGACATTAAATTCGGCGGTGTCCGCAAGTTCTGCGACCAGGTCATAGACCGTTGGCCCGTCGATATCCACCCAAACAAAACCGAAGGGATGATTAAAAACAGGCCCAGACAGAAGTCCAACAGCCTTGCATTTACCTGTGATGATTTCTTCTTCAATGTCAGTGACGGTAAAGGGTTTGTTTTGCCAGCCAGCTGTGTAAGGATCTTTGTTACTGCCTAGGGGCGTAAGCGGCCAATCGATAGGGATGTAATCGAGCCGAATTTCGCCTGGCTTGATTGCTTGCTGGTTTTTACTGGTCATGAATCCCTTCCTGTTTTACTGTTACTTTAAAGTCTCGCTGGGGAAAGAAGTCCTCCTTTAGGATTAGAAAAGCATGAAGATGCATGTTGGTGGGCAGGCAAAAACAATCCCCATCAGCCGCACTTGACATGAGGCTTTGGAGAGTCTGCATCCACTCACCCACAGAAACGTGGATGTCCATGGAGGGTGACTTGAGTGTCTCTTTATCCTACGGCGACCAATCCAGGACAACCCACAAGATTTTATTAAATCACTGAGACTTATTAGACTCATCCTGTTTATATTTATTCCTCTTATCTATCGAATTAAATTGATTCATTACTCTGTTATAAATATCAATTGCATCTTCTTTTGTTACAACAGCTTGCTCACA